AAATCTTTCATTGTCGCATTCATAAAAGGATTATCTATAGTTGGAGCTACACATTTTTTTTGTTCTACACCTTTTTGTTCTACACCCTTTTGTTCTACACCCTTTTGTTCTACACCCTTTTGTTCTACACCCTTTTGTTCTACACCCTTTTGTTCTACGCCTTTTTGTTCTGCTTCAAATGATTCTTTATTTAAAGTAACTTCTTTATTGTTATAAATGTAATATGTCATTATTAATGCTCCTAAGAGAATACTTAGATATTTATAATTATGATTATGATAAAAATATAGTAAAATGGAACAATACAAGCTCAATCTGACTATTGAATTAAATCGTTCTTCTAAAGATTGATCTTTTGAAGGAAAAAATTCACTTAATCTTTCTTTTTTCCATATAATACTAATATCATTAGCCCAAAATGGATCAGATGTTATATTTTTGTTCATTATATATAATCTGTTAAAAAAAATTTTAAACAATAAAAAATTATAATATAAAAATAATATTAATCGCAAATCTTTTCTAATATGTTACTTATATCAGATCCTCGTTTTATAATTTTTTTAGTTATCGGATTTACATCCCTATTTTTTTTGTATTTATCACAATAATCTAAATCATCAACACACAATGAAGAATACATATTATAAATATCACTTTTAGAACTCATTTTTCTATTTGTAATTGGATTTATGTTTTTATCAATTTTCCATTTTTTACACATTTTAGATTCGTGTAATCTATGTAATCCATTACCATTCTTTTTAGACTCTTTACAAATTTCTTTTAATTGTTTGTAAATAATATTATTTTCCTTTATAGGTTTATTTGTCACAGGATTTATTTTAGGATTTTTATTAAATTTATTACAATTATCCGGTTCATCTTCGCATAAATTTTTAAATATTTTAAATACATCACCATTCGCACTTATCGCTTTTTTACTTATCGGATTTACATTTTTAGAACCTTTCCATTTTTTACACAAAGATGAGTTACCAAGATCAAGACTTGATTCAATAGTTGGCGAGTCACCAAGATCAAGACTTGATTCCAAAGTTGATGTTTCATCAGAATCTGGATTTATTGACTTTGGTATATCGATTTTTGGAGTTTTATAGTTTATTGGTTTTGAAATTGATATATCGGAATTCGTATCTGATCCACAAATTTTTTTTAATTGTTTATAAATAATATTATTTTCCTTTATAGGTTTATTTGTTATAGGGTTTATTTTAGGGTTTTTATTAAATTTATTACAATTATCTGGTTCATCTTGACATAAATTTTTAAATCTTTTAAAGATATCAGATTCCGAGTTTATTAATTTTTTACTTATTGGATTTTTTTTATTGTCTAATAACCATTCGTTACATGTAGATGATAAATGTTTTTTTGATGTTTGTTCATCTAAGTTACCAAGACTTGATTCAGATGTTTGTTCATCTAGGTTACCAAGACTTGATTCAGATGTTTGTTCATCTAAGTTACCAAGACTTGATTCAGATGTTTGTTCATCTAAGTTACCAAGACTTGATTCAGATGACTGTTCATCTAGGTTATCAGAACTTGATTCTGATGTTTGTTCATCTAGGTTACCAAGACTTGATTCCGATTCTATATCTTCAAATGCGAAATTTTCAAAATCAAACAACAATTTATTAACTTTAGATGGTTCTGCATCCTTTGATTGAATTTTTTCAAAATCTAATTCTATTAAATTAGGGTTGTTTTTTAATTCAAATATTGGTATTTTATTCATTTATATAGTATAGTATAATATAATAAAATAAAAATAAATTTGAATTATTGTATTAGACTGGTTTTTATAGATTCTATTTTATTTTTAAGACTTTTTAATTTTTTTTTTAAATCTAATAATTGATCTTTTTTATCAATCATTTTTTGAATCGATTCTAATTCTATTGTTGCATTATTCTCTAATACATCAAGTATTTTCATATTAATTATATCCGATGTCAAGTTTAACTCTTCCATATTTATATCAACATTTTCATTTGTGTCATCTGCATTTTCATTTGTGTCATCTGCATTTTCATTTGTGTCATCCGCATTTTCATTTGTGTCATCTGTGTCATCAACATTTTCGTTTGTGTCATCTGTGTCATCAACATTTTCATTTGTATCATCTGTGTCATCAACATTTTCATTTGTGTCATCCGCATTTTCCTTTTGACCAAAAATGTTGTATATATCATTTTCATTAGTTTCGCAATTTTCATCATCTTTGGTGTCATCTTTGGTGTCATTAAGTAATGCAACTATAATAAAATTTATCGTGTAAATTAATCCAAGCATTGCAACACTATTAATTATGATTTCTCGTAACATTTTAATATAATTATATTATATTAATTTTAAATAAAATTCTTTTGTAAATTAAACTTCCTTTGGTTTTAAAGGAATTGGATCTGCCAAATCTGATAAATCATCAGATGTTTCTTGTACTGTTTCTTGTACTGTTTCTTGTACTGTTTCTTGTACTTTTTCTTGTTGTGTTTCTTGTTGAGGTACTGCATTTTGTAAACTTGTACCTACAAATTGTACAACTTTGCATAATAAAGATGCATCGTTTAATGTATAACAACCTTCTTTTTGACCTTTATTTACACCTTGAATTAATAAATTCTTTGCCAAGGTTTCATTGATTTCATGATCTGGTACATTATTAATTAGTAAATCAATAGCTCGTTTTAGAATTTCAGCTTCGTTAAGAAGATATGCACCTTTTTGTTGAGCTAATTCAACATATTGACTTAAAATACGAACGGAATTTTGATTATCTAATGTGATAACGGAGGGTTCTTGAGTTGTCATTATTTTAAAATTGTATAACAAAAAAAAAGGTATTATTGAACACACTTTATAAATTCTGTTCAAAATAAATTATTAATTTATATAATTATTATAATTATTATATGAAATCAATTTTGGGCGATTTAACTAGAGATACATTTGATTTGATTTTTAAAGAATGCGATAAAGAAAAAAATAAAAAACGTATAAATTTTTTTATCAATAATATTATCATTATTGCATTCAAACATTTGCAACCCTATTTATACACTATTATGGGAATCTTAATTTTATTATTTTTAATGAATTGCTTCCAATTTTATTACTATATAAAACTATTCTCGATTAACGTAAAATCACACGAATTTGATGATATTATTACAAAAACAATTTGATAAATTAAACATATGCATTTAAATTGTACATTTCTTCCCATGTATGAAAGATTGTTCTTCTATCTTCTAATGAATTACACAAATTTTCATCATAATTATCTAAAAATGTTTTATCATTGCAAAGTTCAATGGCACTTTCCAAGTGTAAGCATTGTTTATCAAGAAAATTTTGATTTATTGCCTTTACTTGTTCAATAAATTCAGATGGAATTTTATCAAACAAGGTAAATGAAATAAATTTAGATTTTGATGTTTTAATAGTTTTTGTTAAAATATTTATACTTGATATAAATTCGTTTTTATCATTTTCAGATAAATTAAAATATTTACAAATAATATATTTTTCTGAATTCGTTGGTCTACTTGTTTTTGGTTTATAAACATATGTTTCTTTATAACATAAAGATAAAAGATATAATAAATGAATACTTGTTTCAGTCAATGTATCAAAAACTTTTAAAATAAAATGACCATCTTGTTTTTGTAAATTAATAGCACTATAAATTTCACTAAGTATCAAATTATAATGCAATTGTTCTTTATGATTAAAATCAATACCTTCATCGAAGCCGCCATCTGCTGTGATTAAATAAAAATATTTTTGACCAAGTTTTTTAATGTGTTCTAGGTTTTCTAAATTATTAATATTTCCAGTATGATCTTTGCCATATGTAACACATATGTATTTATTCAAAATATTTTTATTATAACTTGGCAAATTATAATTTTTATATTGAGGTAAATCTTTATTTAATGAAATTGTAAAAATTCTATAATCCGGTTTATTACGACGGTTAATAGTAATAAATCCATCTTCGTCCACATTACTTTTTGGCTTATCAATTGTTCTATCAATTTGTAAATAGATATTTGTACCTTGAATAAACCCACCTGGTGCTTCTGCACAATGTAAAATAATTTCATCGTCCTTATAATCTTGAAAAATTTCAAATTCATTAATTATTTCCCAATATTTATAAAACGCACGATTGATAATTGGATCTCTAACTTGAAAATCATATACGTTAATGTACCAACGCACTTTTTTCCAATCGTCACTATTAATATTATCAATTTTGTTTCTATAATTGTTTAATTTTGTATCGTAACCGTATTTTTCTTGTGGTAATTCTGGATCATTAGATGTATTAACTTGTACATTAATATTGTACGCAGTATAGTCTTGGTTACGTGCATTAAATTTAAACATCATTATAAATTGCTTACTTAAATAATTTGTTTTTAAATTAAATTTCACTTTTTTAAAAAGATTTATATAAATGTTGTTCTAATCGATTTTGTAAATCTTGTTTTTTACCTGATATTTTAATATCTAGTTTTTGTAACAAGTCTTTTAATATTTTAATAGTGATCTTGTCCTGTTTTTTATTTAATTCATATTCCCTTTTAACCATTTCTTTTTCATCTACAATTTCATCTACAATTTCATCTACAATTTCATCTACAATTTCATCTACAATTTCATCTACAATTTCATCTACAATTTCGTCAATCTTATTTTGTTCTACAATTTCGTCCATCTTATTTTGTTCTACATTTTTGTCAATCTTATTTTGTTCTACAATTTCGTCCATCTTATTTTGTTCTACATTTTCGTCCACTTTATCTACATTTTCGTCAATTGTTTTAATACTATTTTGTATAATTTTATGAATGTTGAATAATAATCGAGTATTGTGCATAATAATGTACCAATTATTGTATTCTATAGATTCATCGTTGATATCCGTTTCCGAAGATTTTTTTTCAATTGAGTGTTTATGATATGTAAAATATATACTGTTATCATTATTTAAATATTCATTTAAATCAAAAGGGTCTTTTATATAAACTGGATTAAAATTTATATTTAAAGTAGTAAATAAATTTAGTATTTGTTGAAAAGTATCCTCGCTTTCTAATAATTTGTTTGTAATTTTATTTTTATAATAACGGTATTCTATGCAATTAAGAGTATCAAGAATATCATATAATGATGTTATTTTATAGACACTTAGATCTTTTTGTTGTAAATCAATTATTTCAAAATTGAACTCTGTTTTTATATTTGTAATAGTATCGACGTATTGGATAGGCAATGATGCCAATTCAGAATTTGAATCACTGTCTTTTTTTTTAAATACACAATATCGATTTAAAAATGATATATCAATTTCACATTGTAAAAATTTTGAATTTAACAAATTTGAATCATATAATTTTTCAAATAAATCAGTTTCTACACATTGGTAACCTCTTGTATCCATTAAACTTTTAAAATTTTCAAAATTGATAATCCATTCTTCTGATCCTTCGCCTAAAATATTATTTCCATTTAATGATATTTTTAATTTGTTACCATACAATTGGGAGTTTTCTTTTTTTTCACGTTCTATTAAATAAAGAATTTCGCCATTTTCTTCAGAATAACAGAAATTTTTGTTATTAAAAAGGTTGTCTATTTTTTGATCATCTAAAAATGTAATTATAAAATGCCCATTTTTCTCTAGGTTTTTATCCAATATATTTATAATATTTTCAACAGTTTTTTCAGATTCAAAAAAGTAATGTATTCCAAATTGACAACACACTACATTAAAATTATCTGGATTATTTTTATAAATTGTTTCATAACATTCAGAGTTTGTCAAATCCATTTTGTAAAAATTATAATCAAGATTTTTTTTATTTTTTAAATTATTAAATCTTTTTTTACATTCATTAATGTTTTTTTCTGAAATATCATATCCATCAACTTTTAATATGTCATTATATACCCATTTATGCAAGTCACCACCTCTACCCGAGCATAATTCTAATAGTTTTTTTGTATTTTTACAATATTTATTGTAAAGATATTCTTTTATTTGATTATGAAAACGCCTCATTCTTTCAAAAAAAAAATCCCCATTTTCATTATTTACACTAAAACGAAATAATAATTCCTTTTCAATTGGATTATTGATATTATTCCAAATGCTACAAGCAACTGCGCTAAAATTACCATGTTTTTTAGGATTTATAGTTTTATCCCATCTCGTTCTTAATGGTACAAACTTTAATAGTTTTTTATCCCAACAAAATTCAATTACCGTATTTGATTTGTATGGTTCACCCGTAGTTTCATCAATCAAATTATCATCAAAATCAGTTTCATATGTTTTTATCTCTTTTTGCATATTTGTCTCCCCACATAATTTTTCAATGTCAAATAACACTGTTTGTGTTTGATTTCCTCTTTTTTGAATAGCTCCACTTCCACTTCCAGTTCCAGCTCCACTTCCACTTCCAGTTCCACTTCCACTTCCAGTTCCAGTTCCAGTTCCACTTCCACTTGCACTTCCAGTTCCAGTTCCAGTTCCACTTCCAGCTCCACTTCCATTTCCACTTCCACTTGCACTTCCAGTTCCAGTTCCACTTCCAGCTCCACTTCCACTTCCAGTTCCACTTCCAGTTCCACTCACTCTTACCTCAGTCCCGTCGTCGTGTGGGGTCGAAACCCCACCTTGGACATATAATTTCCAATGTCCAATATCATTTTCAGAATGTGTTTTTATAGCATAAAAATCAATGCTGTTCAATTCAGCTGGTTTCCATTTTAATAATGAACGCCATTGTTTTTTTAGTGGATATGGTTCATTCATAGGTGTAAAAATTAAACCGTCATTTTTATAAAACTTTGTTTCAGCTTCATTTAAAAGAATTTTTGAACCTAAAAATACGTTTTTATAATAATATTTTTTACAAGAAATCAAATAATAAGTTGATGTAGATAATGTGTCAACGATATGATTTAAACGATCAAGACGAGGTTTTAAAGTATATTCTTTATTTCCTCGTAAATCTTGATTATTAAACATTAACAAATCAAAAGCTAAAAAGTAAATTTTACCTTGGTTTTTAACAATTTCTCCATCGATAATACAAGATATATAACTAGATGATTTAACATCGGTTTTTAAAATTTTGTTTAAATTATTATCCATAAAATATATATTTTTGTTTTTATCAATTATTAAAAATGCACGATCACCATCTGCTTTATCAGTTACAGAATATAATTCTTTATACAAGTTTGAAATTTGTTCTTTTTGAAGAGTTTCAGGTTGTGCACCAACAAAATAAGATGATCTTATCATATCTTTATATTGGTAAATGAGACCGTATTTTTCATAATTTGAAATTACATAAAAATTATCTTGACGTACTTGCAAAATTACACTTATCATACTCAATACATTATTCATATCCATTTTAGTAACTTCAAATTCAACTTCGTATTTGTTTTTTACAGCGTCACCTGATTTTTGAGATACAATTGTCAAATCCAATCTTCCATAGTCAAATATAAAACTAGTACGTTGCTTATTTCTAACAAGTTCATAAGAATCATCTGTTATCGGATTTACATTATTGATTTCTTCAGAAATTGCTAAACGCAAGTCATAATCATATATATCTTGAACGTATTTACTTTTTTTCGACATAAAAGATACTTTACCAGTATCAATGTCAATAATTCGTTTAATAGAATTGTTATTTTGATCTTTATAAATGAATTCTTGAGTATTTTTATTTATAATATTTTTTTCGTCAACATAAGAATTCATTTGTTTTTTTAATTTGTAAAAATCTTCAATTTCCATATTTGAATCGAAATTCTTTTTTTTTTCATTTACATTAGGTTGATAAAATTTACCAAAGCGGATTTCAAATTCGTTATTATTGGCAATAGCTTGGCGCATCATTGAAGCCATTTTACTAATATATTGTTCACTCAAGTTAAAAAAGGAAGACATTGTTATAATCTTTAATAATATAAAAAAGTTTTTCAATTTTTTTTTATATTATTAATTTGATTTCGGTTTTGGTTTTGGTTTTGGTTTTGGTTTTGGTTTTGGTTTTTGTATTATTAATTTGATTTCTTTTTTATTAAACAGCCATTGGCATTTTGATTATAGGATGTGGAAAATATCCTACTAAATCAAAATCATTAAATTCCATTTCTGACCAATCTTTATATTCCAAAGACTGATCTAATAATAACATTGGTAATGGTCTAGGTGTTCTTTGTAATTGTTCTTGTAATTGTGAAAAGTGATTTTTATAAATATGACAATCAACTGAATTATATATGATTTTATATGGTTTCATATTACAACGTAATGCTAAAATATAAATCAAGATCGTATAACTTATTATATTATAACACCACGCAAGTGAATCTGAACTACGCATTGTAAAATATCCACTTAAATATTTTTGATTTCCACGTTGTTCAACGTAAAATTGTAAATAAACATGACAAGTTTCTAAAACCATATTAGCTGTTTGAGATGGATTTAAATTTGTAATGTAAATTCTTCTACTAAAAGGGTCAGTTTTTAATAAATTTTCAACATGTGCTAATTGATCAAATCCTCCAATTTTTTGTGTATCTACATTTGATGTATCAGCAAAGGCTTGACTGTATTTTGCACCATAAAATCTCCACATCCATCCGTACATTGGACCCATTATACCACTTTTATAATTATGTAATCCTCTGGAATCTAAAAATTCTCTAGATGTATTTCCATCCCATATTTTTACACCACGATTTTTTAAAATAGATGCATCTGTATCACCTCTACAAAAAAATAATAATTCTTCAATAATAGCTTTCCAAGCTACTTTTCTTGTAGTTAATAAAGGTATTGTTTGTGAAATATCAAATTCCATACGGTGTCCCAAAGAACTAATTGTACCTACACCAGTTCTATCTAAACGTTCATTTCCATTTGAAAAGATATATTTTATCAAATTAATATACTTGTATTCGTCAGTTATATATCCTGGAATGTATTTATATTGTAAAAATCTATAATGTACATTGTATAAATTATCATGTTTTTTATCAGATACACTTATTAATTTGTAATTTTGTGAAAGTGGTTCTATAAATACATTTGGTTCCATATTATTTTCTACTTTATAATCATATACTTCTGTTAAATATATTTTACTGGGAACCAATTTATCATCTGGATTTTTTAAAAATAAATTGTAAATTTCAGCTCCACCAATTACAAACACATTTGCACAAGTTCTTTTATAAAAATCTATAAAATCATCCCAGGTTATGAAATAATGATCCTTTAACGTATCAATCTTACAACCTTTTTTATAAGGAGATGTTTTTAATAATTCTTTATCATTTGTTAATACTAAATTTATTCTATTTGCCAAAGGTCTTTTATCGTTTGATATAGAAAACCAAGTTTTTCTACCCATTAAAACAACATTACGATTAATTTTTGAATCTTGTGATATATTATTTGACGTCATATTTTTAAAGAATAAAAGATCATTTTTTAATGATACTACAAGACTATTATTTATACCAATTGCCAATTTATTTTTATAATTTACAACACAAGCAATTGCATTTATTGTCATTTAATTATTATAATTTATATTATTTATTTCAGTTTTTTTAAATATGTTTTTATCAAAATAACTATTTATATACAATTTGTTTTCGTTTGTTAAATATTCATCTAATAATAAAATACCAGTTTCATTTGATATATAAATATTATCATTTAATCCATCGCATATATTTTGGATATACAAATTTGCATTTATGTTATAACCTATAAAATTTTCAATCAAATATTGTAAATACCAAAATGCTCCATCTCTTGACAAATTGTATATATATTTATAATGTATGCTAACATAAACTTTATCAGTGTTTGCAAGATTATCAACTTGTATTTCTTTTACAAGTGTATTTAAGAAATATATGTCTTTTAGTTCAATACAATAATTTACTAATAATTGATAATTTAATTTGTTTTTATATTTGTTCTTTTTATGACAAATTATATATTCAACACATTCCTTATTTCCAATCTTTATTAAAAATAGCAAAATATTATGAAAAGTTAGATTGTTTTCTTGACTGAATTTGTTGAAATGATATTTGAAAAATATGTATTGTATAAAAATTTTTACAATGTTATTAAAGTACAAGTCATTGTACTTGTATCTATCTATAATTGCATTTAATATTAATTCACAAGATACATTATTTGATCTTAAAAAAATATTTAGATGATCAATATTACAATATGTAATTATATATAGTACATCAAATTCTGATAATTTATGTATATAATCATTTGTAAAAAATTTAAATAATTCCAAAGATTCTAATTTATTTTTTACAATATATATTAATCTATGTTTGTGTTTTATAGTTTTAAGATTGTTGTAAATATTTAATAAATTTTTTGATATTTGCATTGAGTCATCTATTTTAAATGTAAAATTAAAATAATCAAAATCATTCATAATAGACTTTATGATTTTCGCATTAAAGTATGTTTTATTGTTTTTATAAATATTAAAAGTTTTTTTACAGCTTAGTAATATATTGATTATTGTTTTATGATCTGTGTGTTTTATAATTTGGTCCAGTAAATCCATATTGATAATTGTTTCAAAAATAACGGTTTGATAAATTTGGCTTTTAAAATCTAGCGAAACTACCATTTATTAAATTTTTATATAATTGTATAAATTAATTCCAAATCAATTTTTTTTTACCAAATCAATTTTTTATCCTTTACTGTTTGCCCGCAAATTATATTAAACTCTGTTGGTTCTTGATATAAATAATACGGATTTATAGTACCACATTTGGATTTTATAGTACCACATTTGGATTTTTTCCTCAAGTCTTTTAGTAATTATACTAATTTTATATAAATTATTTGGTTTTTCAATATATATCTTGGGTTTTCAATATATATCTTGGTTTCTTAGTATACATCTTGGATTTTTAGTTATTTCATTTATTCCATTATGGTTATTTGTTTTTTTTTGTTTAAAAATCAAATTTAAAAAGTTATTAAAAAATAATGACTGTTGTCGGTATTGATTTTGGTACAACAAATAGTTGTGTTTCATTTTTTGACGGATATCATTCTAAAGTTATACCAAATGATATTGGAGAATATACAACACCTACAATTATTGCTTTTAGTAAGGATACCACTGATATTTTATACGGTAAGATGGCTTTGGGTGTAAAAGAAAACTTTACCATAATTGATAATGTAAAACGTTTAGTTGGTTCCGATAAATTATACAAAATTACATACAATAATGAGGCTGTTACTTTTACTATTCAACATATTATAGGTTTATATATTACATATTTAATGAATATATCACAAACTTTTTTACACGAAAAAATAAATGATGTTGTTATAACTGTCCCTGCTTATTTTACAAATATTCAACGAAATATTATAAAGACTTCTTGTGAATCAATTAATTTAAATGTATTGCGAATAATTAATGAACCTACATCCGCAATATTAGCTTATTATGAATACACCAATAACAAAGTCGAAGTCGAAGTCGAAGTCGAAGTTGACGTTAATACAAGTGAAAAGTTACTTGTAATAGATTGTGGAGGGGGTACGACTGATTTTAGTCTTGTGGATGCTGATTACGAAGAAATGTTGTTTGAAGTAATTGATACATATGGTGATAATTTTTTAGGCGGTCAAGATATTACCAATAATATTGTTGATTATGTAATGAGTAAAGTAAAAGGGGTCTATCCGGATGTTAATTTTTCAAATAGACAAGAACGTCATATAAAGCATCAATGTGAAGCAGCAAAAAAAATTGCAAGTTATAATGATACAATTGTTATTTATTTAGAAAATATAGCTGATAAGGATTGGAATATTAAATTAACACAATTTGAATTTCTTGATATAAATACTAATTTTTTTCAAAAAATAAAAGGTTATATACAATCTTTAAAAGATATAATGGATATAAATTTTCCAGATAAAATTATTTTCGTAGGTGGTACAACGAAAATACCATATTTTAAAACTATTTGTTATGAAATATTTGGTTCTAATATTGTCATCGAAGACAAAATAAACCCTGATCATATAGTTAGTATTGGTGCAGCTATACAAGGTGCATTATTAACCGATAATGTAATAAATAAAGTTCAAAGTGAAACTGTTTTACTAGATATAACCCCAATGACATTAGGTATTAAAACTGTAGGTGATATTATGACACCAATAATATCAAGGGGCTCTATTATACCTACAAGTAAAACACAAATTTTTACAAATAGCGAAGACTTTGTTTCATCGATTGAAATAGTAGTATATCAAGGTGATAAGCGATTTATTCAAGATAATTCATTTTTAGGATCTTTTACTATAACCGATTTAGATTCAAGCTTATTACGAGGTCAAATGTCTATACACGTTACGTTTACTATTAATTCAAATAGTATTTTATCTGTTTCAGCAGAAACAAATGGTATAAACAAGACAATTGTTGTTGAAAATTACACAAAAGATCAATGTGAAAAAAATACATATATAGATGAATATGATAAAATTCAAGATTTTGAATTATCTAATAAAATATTGGCGAAAAATGATTTACAATATACATTGCAATCTTTGTACAGACCTGATAAAGGAGTAACTAATAAAAGGGTAACTGATAAAGAACAAGTTAGATCTAAAGGAGTAACTAATAAAAGGGTAACTGATAAAGGAATAACTGATAAAAGGGTAACTGATAAAGAACAAGTTAGATCTAAAAAGGGGGAATTGGATGAATTGTATAATAAAATTAATAATGTTTTAAATAATGAAAATGTGACTTTACAAGAATTGTTGGATTCTAAAAAATATTTATATGAAACGTGGAGTATTATTCAATTTACTTAGGGTATATATAACTATTTAAATTGCTATTATAATACAAATTATTTATTTGGATGTGATATTTGATTATATTGTTTAAATGGAAAATACCAATACTTGATAAAATATGCCATAATGCGTGCAATTGAAAAGGTTGTACAATATTGCAAAATAGATTTTCGATGCACCAAATAGACATACTACAAACATAAAAAAGGATTCCGTATTTTATAGATTTTGACATTTTTTTACGAATATTATTATAAATTTTAATATCATTTTGCAACAAGTGAAAATTACTGTAAATATTATAATTTAAATCATATGAATTTTGAGTACTTTTATATTTTACAATATTATAATTGTGGTATTTATTGTACTTGTTATACATATTATATTTTTCATACAATTTACAATATACGATATCATTTAATCGTTTAGATAATTTATAAAGTGTATAAACAATAGAAACTTCAAAAACTTTTAATGTAATGTGGAAAAGTATTATTTGAAATGTTATTTTTATAAAATAACTAGATACAATAATCGGTACTATTTTAAGTAAATGATTGCAAATAAAGTTGAAATAATCAAATGATTTTATAGAATACATAGTGGTTTGTAATGATAATAATAGTATTAAATATTCATTCGACAATATTAACATTGGCAATTCGTCTAATAATTGAAATGGGTATAATAATGTAGAATGAAACATAATTGTTCCGATACCAGTACATATTAACAAAAATGTTATAATATTAAAATATTCTTTGTATTGATAATTTGTTTGATAAAACATAATACTTGAAATGATTAATGCAAATCCAGATAACGAATTCCAAAATTCTGCTATAAGAGGTGTTACAGCATAATTTGCTTCACACCAATCTACGGTACTTTTAAACATATGTAAAAAAATACATAACCAATCATATTTCATTTTTTTATTAAGTTTTTTTAAAATTTAATTGTTTAATCTTTTTTTATTTTTGTACTATATAATACAAAATGTCACATTTTACATTTACCCGCTCTGCATATGATGATTGTGCATTGAATACAAAACAAAAAGAAAATGAATCTGCTTTTGGTTGGATGACAGATAATTCTGTTGTAGAATCTAAAAAATCTTGTTATCAAGGTACATCGCCATTTATGCATAATCCATATAAAAGTATACCTATGAACTCTGTTGATATAGAAAGCGAGTTAAGAGGGCAAAATCTTGATCTTACAAAATGTCCTGAAAAGAAATTTGATCCATCAAAACAAAAACCAGTTACTGTTAATTTAAATGATTGCGACAACACTCTTGTTCCAGAATATACAAGATTAAATAAAGCTTGTAATACTTTTAGTGGAATTAGTATCAATCGTTTTCACCCATTATGTGAAGATTTACAAACAAATATACATCAAAATAGTTATATTGGTGTAAATACTCGATTACAATTAAAAGATGTTTTTTCATCTAAAAAATAATTTAATTACACATAATTTAATTAAAAATTCCAAATGTCATCTAGATTTTGTGTCAATTCTTCTACGGAATGTATATTATTTACAGTTTTAATTGATTGTTTTTGCAAATCTGAAACTAATAGTTGTAATATTTTATATTGTATAGATATTTCGATATTTGATTTAAACAATTTATGACTATCATCAAATGTAAAAATATTTAAAAATCGTTTAAATACACGTAAATCTATAATATTTATATTTTCTTTAATAATAATGTCATCGTTATAGATTGATATATCATCGTCAATTTTTGCTTCAAATAGTTTATAATTATAGATTGATAATGTTAATAGATCCAATGCATTTTTACAAGATTCTATTGTAATGTTATTACATAAATCTAATTTTTCTTTTTTAGTTGTATTTTTACCACGTTTATTTTTATCAAAATATGTATTTAATTGTTTTATACAATTAATAAACATTTCCCCAATAGTGAAACAATGAATTGGATTTGATATTGTGGATATGGTTGATGTATTTCCGTTGGGATTGATTTTATTATTATACAAATTTAATTTACAAATTTTTTTAACTTCATCATATGAATTTATAAAATTATATGAGAAATCCTTGAATGGTAAAAATGTATACTTTATTTTATTTTCAGGATTATATATATTAGAATTCTTTTTAATGTAATAACTAGGCAACGCACAAGAATTAAATGTATAATCATTATAAAGACCCCATTGTTGATTTGCATAAATTTCATTATTAATCACATCAGAATAAGAAATACTATCCATAATATTTGTAAAATTATCTAATACCGAAATCTTTTGGGTTTCATCAAGTGATATTTCCGGATTTTGATTTGTTATACTTGTATAATTTTGATATATACCATTTGATAATACGTGTGATTCAGCTGAAATTATATGAAAAGTTGATTTCAAATTGAAATCGGATGGGTCAAATAAAAACTTCATTTTTTCAAAAAAATCTTGATCAATTTGTTTTAATTCCAATGAATCTATAAAATTATCAAATGCAATGTGTATTTGTTTACTTAATATCCATTGATCTATAATAAAAAACAGTTGACGTATATCAGCTTGCGATTTTTCAACAACTGTTTTTATATTTTCTTTTGTCAAAGTTAATTTTTCATTTGTATTTATATCAATAACCAATTTTGATAATTCTAATAAACTGGGTTTTTTAAATTCAATAAACGTACAATTTGAACAATTTATAAAATTATCCTTGTATTTTGAATTATTACATATCAAAATAATCGGTACGTTTATATTGTTTTTCTTGTGTATATTATCCACAAATAAATCAATACCTTTATCACATAATTCAATATTGTCGATCAATACTATATTTGATTTTTCACGCTTATTTTTATGATTCCATTTGTCAATGTTACTTAGGGTAATTTCATTAAACCCAACAATAGACTCTAATAATTCAGATGTTTTATCATTTGATCGTAAAAGATCACAATCAATTGTAATTAAATTATAAGGTTTAAATAAACATTCTATTGTAACACTTTTACCGCAACTTATAGGTCCATATATATACAAGATTTCTTTTACACTTTTATTATTATCCGAATTATCTTTTATTAATTTTATCCATTTCAAAATATGATTTATAATATCTTTATGAAATAACAATTTCTGAGTTGTCGGTTTGTATTTATCTATTATCATTTATAAATTCTTTTTAGATTCTTTTTAAATTCTTTTTAGATTCTTTATAAATTCTTTTTAAATTCTTTTTAGATTCTTTATAAATTCTTTTTAGATTCTTTTTAGATTCTTTTTAAATTCTCTTTAGATTCTTTATAAATTCGTTTTTTTTATTATTGTATTTCGGTATATTTTTAATATGTTTTTATTAACACAGTATATATGTCAACGCCTATTCAAGAAAAGTTACATAAATATTTAGATTTGCAAAAACAATTAGGTGAAATTCGAAAACAACAAAATACTATTAAAAAGTCATTGCAAAATATGGAAGCTGATATTAAAGAATACATGACAACAAATGATATGGATAGTATTTCTTTAAAAGATGGAGAAATTGTCTTGTATGGTAAGAAAATATCTCAAACTTTTAAAAAAGAAGTAATGTTGGAAAAGATTAATGAAAAATTAAAGGATTCACAAAAGGCTGAAGAATTAACAGAATCCATTTTAAATAATAAACAGTTTATAGTAGAAAATAAAATAAAAGCTGTTATTAAAAAGAAAAAGTAAATTTAAACATTTTAATTACACACGTTTTACGTTTCACTGTCACTGTCGGTATCTGTATAATTATAATGATTTATATATTCTTCTATATCTGCTAATAATAAATATGAATCAATTGTTATTTGTGGTAATTCATTTATGGTACTATCTGTGTCATTATTTGTGTCACTATCTAAAGTATAATACATATTATTTTGACTTGTAACATTTGTATCATTTGTATCAATCGTAACATTTATATCAATTGTAGCATTTGTAACATTTGTAACATTTGTATCAATTGCATTAATGGAATTGATTGTATCGATTGTATTACTTATACTAATTCTATTAATTGCATCGATTATATCGGTTGTATCAATGGTGTTTGTTATATTAATCAAGTCATTTGGGTTGGTTTGTATTGATATATCTACGGCTCCATTTTCGTTAATCGGTGACATAATAGGTCTTAATATACTGTATATATAGGATTGATCATTTGATGACGACGGTGCTGACGATGTATTATTTGCTGATGTATTATTTGTATAATTAGAGATATATTCTTCTGCTGGTATGTATTTATTTTTTTCTTGATTGTAAATTTTAAAAGGTGGTTTACAATTTAATTCGTTATAAACAATTTCTTCTGAGAAATCTTTTTGACGATTTTTATAAAAATTTATCAATATTAAAGTTTGTTTATATGGCAAATATTGAAATAGCTCATTATTTGTGTTGCATAATTCATATAATTCATCGTATGTGTCGTATCTAATTTGGGGCAATAGTGATTTTAATATATGATATATATAAGAGCGTTTTTTAACAAAGTCCAATTTTTCTATACCCCCTTGATGTTCTGGAATTGCGCAATCTCCCATATCGTGATTTGAACAAACGGAATCATTACATATATATTCTGGGATATATGTTTTTACATAAAAATCGTGATCAAATCTAAAACATCCTGTAATACCATATATGTTCCAATGATCACACAATCCTTTTATAGGAAATCCTATTCGTCCACATACATAACATCTTTCTATATTATGATGTGATAATCCATTACAACGTTCTGTTTTATACAAACTGTTTTTACAAATACAACAAATCATATACGTATTTACATCTTTTATAATGTTTAAAATTTGTTCTATTACAATTTCTTTAGAAATTTCCTTGTTTAAATATAAATAACTAGATTGGTCATAATCAATTAAATTTTCAGAATCGTCTAGATTATTTGTGTCAATTGTGTCATTTGTGCCAATTAAATTATCTATTTCAAAATTGTTTACGTGTTTGTTTATATAATAATTATAAACATTTGGATTTTCATTTTCAAATGTTGTTTTACAATCGTAACAAACAGAATTATAATAAGTCATGTATTGTTTACAATGATAACAAAATTTTTTTAGACAAAATTCATTTTGTGTACATTCTACCATTACGTCACCTATAGGTAATGATTTCAACATTTCGTTTTCAATTAAAATAGGTGTATCGCATAAATATCTTTCACTTGCATGATAATAATACATTGGGCATTTTGTAATAGTAAAACCAGGGAACGCAAACGTATTTGCGTGTGAGATGTAATTATTCCACTCTTGATCAGAAATACATATTTTTTTAATTTGATTATGATCAAATACATTTTTAAATCCTATATCTGTAACACATTCTTCAAATGGATATGGACAAGCAAAGTGACTATTTAACTCATTTATTGGATGATTTTCATAATTATTTACGATTTTTCTAATACACGTCGTACAAATATAATGTACATTACAACAACTTTTTATTAATAAATCATTTGGTATAATATCATCTATAAAAAAATGTTTTTCCAAATCTGATAAACTTGCCGGATTGTTCATTTCATTTGTTATCAAATTATTATCTGAAAAGCAAATGCAACATTGTACATCTTCCTTTGTACCAATTTCCTTTTCAAATAGAATGTTGAAATGATCAATATATTCAGTTTTTAAATATAAATTATACAATTCCGGTACATCTAAATTAGTTGATTTATCTATATTCATTAAATAATGCAAATAAATAAATTTATCACAAATAAATATATATAATTGAAAACAATTTACAATTTATAATTTTATTTTAAATTTTATTTTATCATTATATATATATGAATAATCAAAAGACATTATCTCGTAAACGACGTACTACTCATAAAATGTCGTTGGCCGATTATATACGTAAACATAGCCCTATTAAACACGGATTAAAAATTAGTGACGAAGATAAACCTTTGGCAAAATATAACAAGATAATGAATCGTTTATATCTCGGTAATTATCAAGCTGCAAAAGATAAAGAATTTTTCAAAAATAAAAATATCAAAGCTGTGCTAAATTGCTCAAAAGATATTCCTAATCATTTTGCTCATATTAAAGATATCGAATATATGCGAATTCCTGTAGAAGATTCTTTAAAACAAAAGGACTTTGATTTAATGTTTGAATATATGCCTGTCATTGTTGCTTTTATACATAAACACATTGTTATACAAGAAGATAATATTTTGGTTCACTGCTATGCTGGTCGCCAAAGAAGCGGCATCAGTGTAGCGGTATATTTAGTCGATAAATATGGTCTCGATCCCAAAGATGCTTGTAAAATTGTAATGGATAAACGTCCAGAAGCATTCCACTTTGGCAAAAGCTTGAATTTTGACCAAGCTCTTAACAAATATTATAGAACATACAAGAAAAAGAAACCATAAACGATACGTAATATGTATATTTTAAATTAACAAGTGTCAGTGAGTTTGTTATTTTTTACAAAAAATGTATTTTTTAACAAAAACTAGTTTAAAGATAAAATTTATTATAGATTATAAAAATATAATGAATCCAGAAAGACTCGATATTATACAATTAATTGAAAATAACCCTGTAGAGAAATTGTCAAATTATTACCAGACTCGATTACTTGATAAAATCAAAGAAGCATTTGATGATAGTGACCAAAAAATATTTGTTGCAAGTTTTTATTGTTACTTACAATACGATTCTAAAACAGATTTTGTAATAGATATAGATGATGTGTGGAAATGGTTAGGGTTTAGCCGTAAAGATCATTTTAAACGCGTTATAGAAAAACATTTTATTAAAGATATAGATTACAAAATCATGCTCCCCAATTCGGGGGAGCGCAAAAACGAAGGTGGTCATAACAAAGAAAAGATATTAATGAATATAGAAACATTTAAATCATCATGTCTATTAGCAAATACAGAACGGAGCAAAACTGTGAGAAAATATTATTATAAATTAGAACGATTATTACACGAATTACTTGAAGATCAAGCAAATGAACTTAAAAAAGAAATAGAAGAACAAAAACAACTTTCACAGAAACAAGAACAAAAATTAATTGAGCAGCAACAACGAATAGAATTATTGGAACATAAACCTAATACACATGGATTTAATTCTAGACGTGCAGGTTATGTTTATATGATAAATGATAGATCTAAACCTGGACATTATAAAATTGGTATGTCGTATGATGTAGATAAACGTTTAAGAGATTTGAATATTGCTTCAAGTCAAGCATCTTTACAAATTTATCACGAAATAAAAACATATGATTGTGAAACATTAGAAAACACTGTTCATAAAATTTTACAACCATTTAACATACCACGTCGTAGAGAATGGTTCTTTTTCTCTAATGATACAGAATTACAATATGCATTACAAATTTTACACGAAACACAAATGTTTTTAAATAAATTTAACTTGGGCTCTTTTGATGATGTAATCAAATATGTAACTAATAATACAAATAATAAAGTCCCAAAACAACAAATAGATAAAGTCCCAAAAGAACAATTAGATGAACAAACTAATCAACAAATAGATGCAGTCCCAAAAGAACAATTGGATGAACAAACTAATCAACAATTGGATGTAGTCCCAAAACAAGAATTAGATGAACAAACTAATCAACAAATAGATACAGTCCCAAAACAAGAAATAGATGCAGTTCCAAAACAAGAAACATCTGAACAACCTAATCAAGATTTTACAGAGACGAATATTTATAAATTGAATGGGCAACAATTAAAAAATAAGACTGGGAATTATAAAGGTGTTTTTTGGTCTACAGAAAAAGCTAAATGGAGATGTGCTTTAAAAATTCATTATAAAGAGTATTTTTTAGGTTATTTTGATACAGAACTTGATGGAGCAATAGTATATAATGATTATGCGTTATTTTTAAACAACACGCGAAAAACAAGTTATACTATAAATGATATTCCAGAATATACACCAAATCCAAGAGATATATTAGAAGAAAACTTGCAAAAACAAATGGAAATTGGTAGTTCTAAATATATTGGTGTGAGTTATTATTCTAAAAGAAAATATTATGTTGTTTCAATTAAATATCAAAACAAAACATATCATCTTGGTAATAACGTAAACGAAACGGAATGTGCCAAATTATACAATCAACAAGCTTTGTATTTTAACAACACATTTAATACAAATTATATATTAAATGACATACCAAATTATATTACAATACCAAAGAATGTGCATCAAAATATAATTCAAAATAAAATAAATAAAAAATCTAGTAAATATTATGGTGTAACAGTTTCTAAATTAAACAAATTTCGAGCATTATTAGTTTACAATAAAAAACAAATACATTTAGGCACGTTTACAAATGAATTGGACGCAGCAAAGGCATATAATGCAAAAGCTCAACAATTAAACACTGAACACAGTTGCAAATACAAAATTAATTGTGATATATGAATAATAATATAAAAACAAAATTATCGCTAAAGATCGAAATGACCGTGGCACCCCGCGCTTAAGATTTATTGTATTTCAACATAACTGTCTTTTCCTTGCCTACAATTATTGTAAATTTTTTAGAAAAAATAGCAAAGTTGTTTTTATTATATAAAATTGGATGTGTTGTTAATATATTGTTTTTAAGACATTCACGAATGCCAGCTTTTGTCATTGGGATTTGTTTATACGGTAAACAATTAAAAGCATTTGTTCCGTGCTCACCTTTGACTATTTTTAAAAATTCTCTAGATGTTTTTAATTTTAAATTGTAATAATTATCATTAAATTGATATATATGAGGCTCATATGGTTGCATATATGTCAACGGATCTTCGCCATTGCATATAATTTTTAAATCAATTGAATATACATCACCTTCTTCAAAATCAAAACATAAATTTTGTAAACCAAGTAAATCATCGTTTTCGTTATAATATTTTTTGTAATTTAAAATCATATATGCAGATTTATCAGAATTATAACTAATTGTATTTTCAACAGGAAAACAATCAAGCTCTGTACATTTACTTTCAATATTGATTCGTATTTCGTCATTTGTTTCACCAACAACAGCATTTTCAATAATGTAATCTTGCAATTCTTCTAATAGTAAAATGTATTTTATAGTATCATTGTATTCATCTTGTTCGATTTTATACATGATTGTTTTACCTAAATCCGCAACACAGCCCCCGACACTAACACCAAGTGTTATTTTTACTATATCATTTGGTTCTATTGTGTTCCTTTCATCTTCTTCATAAATATAATTTCCAACGCAATTATTTAAACAAATACTTGTTGGATAAGCAATTCCACATTTTTCACGTTTATATATTTTGCTACATTCTTCAATAATTCTACTGTCACCATATTTTTGCAATTCTTGAATATTTAATAGTATATCACTTTGAATCCTTTGAACTAATTCGTCCATCACAAGACCGCATATTTTAGCACTTGTATTGTATTTTGTAAGATCTTGTTCGGAAATTTTATCAGTAATCATTTAATACATCTTGGCAAATAATATTATAAAAATAAACACAATTTTTATAATTCAAGATTTAATTGTATTCAACCCAATTTTTAATTGTATTCAACCCAATTTTTAATTGTATTTAACCCAATTTTTAATTGTATTTAACCCAATTTTTAATTGTATTTAACCCAATTTTTTATATCTTCAATATTTAACCACAATGATTCGGTATCGCGTAATTGTATTTCATTTGGATTAAATGTATCAGGTGTTACCAGGTTATTAAGTAACAAGTTTTCAATATTATCGTTAATGATTTCATTTGAAATGTTGTCTAGCATAAAATCCAAATCTGAAGCTGGTAATTTTTGTATACTAATTGAATCGATTTGTTTTAAAAGTACCTCCTTTATTGTTTTAATTTTATCGAATCTAGGTAAATCGGGGCGCTTAACAATATTTATTATATATTCTTTTAACTCTTCATTTTTATAAATCTTTTCTGCCAAGTAAACTTTTATATTAAATATACCTGTTTTCTTACTTCCTACTTTATTATACCATTCATTTGATCTATTAACGTATTGCAATTTATCAGATAAATAATCGTCAACGTCAGGATAATAATTTATATCTAAAATTGGAAGGGTTTCATCTTTTTTAAACGGTGTTGGTTTTACAGGAATTATTACACCATAATTTGACATTGCACCAACATACATATTATCTTTTACGACAACACCTCTTATTTTTAATCCCAATTGAGGTAATTTAGATATTATATATAATAATTCATCAATGTTTTTTAATATAGATGATTCTATCATTTTAGTAACAAATGCTATTTTTATATTTGTATTTTCTAATATCGTAGTTTCTTTAATTGGTACAAGTAACCCAGTGTTTGTAACTAAATAATTAACTCTTTCAAAAGCATTGATCAATTGTATAATAATTTTACTACGTGTATCTTTTAACAAATTGATTATTTGATCCGCGTCTTTTAATTCATCATATATATAATTTTTCGGGAACTCGTTTCCTATAATACATGAACTTGTATAATATTCTACAAAGAAATTAACAATATTTGATTGGACATTGTCGCTAGAATTATAGTCGAATTTAAATTTAATAATGGGTGATTTGTCCTTTTTATTTATTTCCAATTTATTATTTATCCATTTTATAGAAGAAATGTTTACTACGATTTCAAAATTATTACTTGTTTTTATTAAAAATAAGAAAGGATTTCTTAAATTTTGATTGATTGATAAATTACAAATTAATTGAATATTTTTATAATCGTATTTCTTTTCAGATTTTGTTTTCTCATATGGTACATCTAAAACAAGTATATTACATTTAATTGCTCGCTGTATTAAATCCAATACATCAATCCAATTAATCGTATCTCGATTTTTTTGAATGCTTTTAATATAATTTTCAACAGTTTTGTATTTTAACTGGACTTTTCCACTATTTAATTTAGCAAATTCTAATGGATTTGTTTTTAGATAATATACTAAATATCTTTTTAATTCAAAAATATCATTTATATTTAGTTCATTGTTACTTAAAGATTCAATTATACAATTAAAAAATGTAAATTTATCTTGATTTACACCCCATCTTACAAACGAACCCGTGTGTGCACTTGGATCATTTTTATGCTTGATAATGTCATTAAATAATTGATTTAAACCATCTGGTAAATAACCTTGATGTTTATAAGGTACAATTTTTGATGATGACACAATATGATGAATTTGAACTTTTGTTATGTTTTCGTTTAATTTATATATATCCGGCGTCTTGTCAAAACAACAAGGTAAACTATTATCTGGGTGATAACCAAAATAAGTATTTTCTGCATACGCTGAACAAGCAGCATTTTGATCATTTTCTGATCTTTTATTTAAATCTGGCACATTTGAACACATCTTGTTTTTTGTTTCTAATAATTCATCTAACTGAATTGGTGGTAACCATATTGTTTGGTTATTAATCCATTTCGACCAATCTTTGTTTTTAGATTGTGTGTTTTCAATCAATCTAATTAATTCTGGATTATTTATATTTACTAACGGAAAAGCATCCTTATCCGGGTTCAAATAAAAATAAGGTGATACATTTTCATCTGTAAAAATAGACATGTCTGATACTACTTTTATAACAGCTGTTGTAAACTTGGAATTTTGTTGGGTCGGAGGTACCTTACCGACTGACGTTGAGGACGGCATAGGTACCTCTATTACAAAGTTTGATGGTCTAACTTGAATTTTTGTATTTATAGTTTTACCGGTTTTTTCAAAACAACATATATTATTATCTGCTAAAAAACCAGGGTATTTAAATTGATCACTTGAACACACATATCTATTTCCCTTGTAAATTAAAACACTTTCTTTATTAACTTGTAATTCATTTTTATTATCCAATTTAGGTTGTCTTTTTGGACCACATTCTCTAGAAGAAGCTCCTATATTAAGTCGTCTCATTTCTTTGATCTTGCTAATATTTTTATTAGTTTTAAAATCTATTTCACCATCGACTTCGTCTTCACTTTCGTCACCCATTTCGTCACCCATTTCGTCACCCATTTCGTCACCCATTTCGCTCTCCATTTCGCTTTCAGTTTCGCTTTCGCTTTCGCTTTCAGCGTCTGAAAGTAATGCGGCATCCATCTTTTTCCAATACTCTTCATCCATTTCTTCAACGTTAATTTTTTTAGGTTCTTTGCCTTTAATAGGTTCTTTGCCTTTTGATTTTTTTTCTGTTTTGCTTATATTATGCGTTACCATAACTTGATTAACAATTGTTCCTAATTGGTTTAAATTATTAGCTCCGTATATTGTAATTAAACTTTTTGCCTTTATAATTGGATGATCTTTTATATTTACAGTTATACCTAATTTTTCACTTTCAGCATCTTCGGATTCACCCTTACCATATTTGGTATAATAGATTGAAATTTCATTTTGATTTTTAATATCTTTTACATCAAATATTTTGGAAATTTCTTTTGTAGATAAAGCATTTTTAAAATTTTGCTTATTTATTTGTACACAAGGTAATAATGCATTAATTGAAAGTGTAGTAGTAATTAGATCTTTTTTTTGTAATTGTCTAGATTTTGTATAAACACCTTTAAAACTATTTATACGATCTATAATAGCATTTATTGATTCTAAAACTTGTTGTTGAATTTCTTTAAAATCTTTTTTTTCATCATCGCTTGAAAATGATACTTTTGCTATTATTAACCCATTTTCATTAATTGTCACTGACAAATAATTATTTTTAATGTTGGTAGAATTATTCATTTTATATTTTAATAACAATCCTTTGACTTTTTTATAAGAAATGGATTTACGCTTTATATTTTCATTTAAAACCCACGATTTTATTACATTTTTTGGCAACAAATCTGTCAAATTATTATATATTTTTATTCGCGGATTTCGTTTAATGTTTTCATTGTATACTATAAATGGTATTTCATTTGATAATTCAAAAATGTTAAATATATGTGATAAATTTATAAATTTACCAGCGGGTTTCGAATCATATTGATTGTCATGTATTGAGTATGAAATATTTGTAAAAACAAATTCAGGTTCGTTTTTGTCATTTCTAGGATAATATTGAAAACTATCTTGTTTATGAATATATTCATAAAATGTAGTTGATAATTTTAAATTTGCATCGTAATATGCTTGACCAGATTTCCAAGCTTCCAAGATATTATTTTTATAATTGTTTATATCATCTTTAATATACATTAATGCGTCTTCTCCAACAACATTAATCATATCTGGATTTTTTTCAACAAAATCTAATAATTTTTTATATATCATTATTTGTAAATCATCGGTTGTTAATAGTGGAAAATCATTTAGCAAATTATCAAACAAATTATCAATTTCGTTTGACGAACCCTTTAATAAAGTATATAAATTATACGCTTCTAAATCATATCCATTATAGTCTTTTTTTTTAATAACTTCATATAAGCTTGTTATATATATTACAGGATCAGATATGTCATCGTAATATTGTAGCAAATACAATCCATCTTTTAATGTTGTAAAAGTGTCTTTGACTTTTACTTGCATTTGTAATATGTTTGGATGATACAGATAAATATTAGGATCCTTTTGCGATAGAAAAATTTTTTTAGATATGACATCGATTGAATCATCCACTAAAATGCCAAAATTTTCAGGATCATATTCCGTATTAGATGTCTTGTTAATTACTTTAACACCAAGTTTCATATTATCATTTGTTTAGAAATAAAAAATTTAAATAAAGTTCTATTTTTATGTAAAAGTTCTTTTTTGTATAATATGTTTTGCATTATTACAAATGTTGTAAAAATCAAATGTTGTATTTTTAATTTGTTCAATTGTTTTAAAACCAGTTGCTATAACGTTTCCACTTTGAAAAATTAAAAAAGTAATGTTTGCACAGGTGCATTTTGAAGAACACGTACAAGCGCCTTTAACGTCAACGACGTCAGTCTGCAATGTGCCTTGAACGTCTTTGATGTCAGACTGTTCTTTTATAAAAGATTGTATTGGGATTTTATATATAAATTTAATACCGGAATATGATTCTGGTTTATACTTGCAAATGAAATTAGAGTTTATCAAGTATTCATAAAATCTTTGTCTATTTATAGTATAATTAATATTAAAATATACATTGATACAATTTACATTAAGATCGATTGAATCTTTAAAATTTTGATTATTTACATCAATAGAATAGTCTTTGTTTATAAATGGATTACATTGATAATTTACTTCTAAAATATCTTGAACACTTGTTACGTCAGTAAGTAATGAATGATTGTATTCGTATGTTATTTTACCGATTATGTTGTTATTATTATGATAAATTAAATCATTTTCAAAATCAAAAAAGATATTTGTATTTTTTTTGTAAAATTTATTTCTATTTTTCAACAATTCAATTTTAGAAAATCCAATGTATTCACCGTTTAAATTATATATAAATTTACGTCGTTGTGTTTCCATTTTGCTACTTATAAACATTCCAGTTTTGGCATCTATTACAAATTCTTTTTTGTTTATAATATATTTATCCGCTTTAGAAAAACCAATGATTTGATGTGTGTCATATGAATATATTAATTTGTCCTTGTCAATTAAAACATTATTCTTGTCTTTTGTCAAGATAATAGTATCTTGTTTATTTACTAAAGCCTTTAATTTTAGATATAATTGTTTTGTTACTTCTGATCCTTCTTCAATTGTTTTACAACCAGTTAAATGTAAACTTCCATTTCCAAATAATTTTACATTTACATCGTTACCATTATTCTTGTATATAATAGTAACTTGATTATAAAATAATTTCTTGTTTATTTTTTCAACATCTTTTACCTTTGCTTTTTTATAAACAGTTGTTGAATATTTACCTTTAGTTAAACTTAATTCTGCATAATTATATTTTAACCCTATTATTTCATCATCTATAGACAAATATTTTCCTATATTTGTTAGGTTCAAATTGCAATAAGGTAATTGTGTAGAAATTGTAATTGTTGAAATCTTTACATCCATTTAAAATTTAATACTTTTTTTTTAATTTCAATTTAATTTAAAAAGAGTTTTAAATTTCAATTTAATACTTTTTAAATTTAATTTTAAAACTCTTTTTAAATTTAATTTTAAAACTCTTTTTAAATTTAATTTAAAAATAATAAATTTTACATATTAAAAAATGGTTAGTGTTAAAGTATACGGAGATCCAGTTGCGACTTGCACACAAAGAATTTTAATTTTATTGGAAGAATTAAGTTTAAAATATGATTTTGCATTGGTTGATTTAATGAAAGGTGAGCAAAAAAATGAGGAATTTTTAAAATTGCAACCTTTTGGAAAAGTTCCAGTTTTAGAATATGATAATCGTGTATTATTTGAATCAAGAAGTATTTTACGATATGTTGCTAGAAATAATCAAGAAATTCAAGATTTATTAGGAGACATTAATGTAGATATTTGGTTGGAAGCAGAATCTCAAAATTTTAATCCACCTGCTAGCAAAATTGTATATGAAAGGGTATTTAAAAAATGGCGCGGTGAAGAGCCAGATGAAGAAATTGTTGAAAAATCTTTAAAAGAATTGGAAAATGTTTTGGATGTTTATGAAAGGCGTCTTTCTACAAATCTTTTTATAGGAGGTGAATCTTTTTCAATTGCTGATATTTCACATATTCCATATGCAAATCATTTAATTAAAGCGGGTTATAAATCAATTTTCAAGTCAAGACCAAATGTTTACAAATGGATCAAGAAAATTATAAAACGTGAATCTGTGGATTATGTAATGTCTTTGGCTAAAAGTGTTTAATGTAAAGTAAAAAGACTTTTTTTTATATTTAATTTAATTTTTCATTTAATTATATATTTTTTTTTACTAGGATTATAATATACAAATCATATAATGGTTCTTCCAACGACAGGTACCTTATCTTTTTCTCAAATAAACCAAGCTGTTCGTTTTACAAATGGTAACGTTGGTATTAATACAACTGCTCCAGGGTATCTTTTGGATATTAATGGAACTGCAAATGCTACCAATATTATTTCTACAAATGCAAGTACAGCAAACATTGTTGCTACAAATGCAAGTACAGCAAACATTGTTGCTACAAATGCAAGTACAGCAAACATTGTTGCTACAAATGCAAGTACAGCAAACATTGTTGCTACAGCTACAAGTACCGGATCTTTAAATGCATCTGGTATTACAACAGGAAATATTAATTTTACTGGTTCGCTTTTTCAAAATGGTGCAGCTTATGCAAGTAGTCAATGGACTGGATCTGTTGGATCTACTTTAAGTTATACTTCTGGAAACGTCGTCGCTTCAAATTTATCTGTTACAAATGCAACTTTTAGTAATCTACAATTAACAAATACGAATTTAACTTATACTAATGTAACTATGAGTAATTTAATTGCTGACAATGTTAACCTCGGTATGTCTAGTATGTTTTCTGGTTCCTTTGTAGCTTCTAACAATGTAGTTTCTCCAACTGCGGTAACTTCTTTAATTTTCCCATCTGCATCAATTCGATCTTTTAAAATATCTGTATCTGTTACTACTTTAGTAAGCAGTGGGTCTAATTTATATACATTATATAATATTTTAGGTAATCAAACTGATTCTGGATGGACCATTTTTGTTGATAATTTAGGTGATGCGTCTGTAATTACTTTTACAATAAACAGTTCTGGTCAAATACTTTATACAAGTTCAAATGTTTCAAATTTTACAAGTTGCACGTTCAGATATTCAGCAGAACAATTTACTGCAAGTGGTAGTTATGCAAGTCTTTCTAGTGTAACACAAGGTACATATTTACTTGATACTATACAAATTAACAACACAACTGATACTCTTTCTGGTGTAAGTAATGGTGGTCTTTATGTTTTAGGTGGTGCGACCGTTACAAAAGGTCTTCGTGTAAGTGGTGATATTAGTACTGGTGCTCTTCAAGCACCTAACGGTATTACAACCGGAAATATTAATTTTACCGGATCTCTTTATCAAAATGGTGTAGCTTATGTTGGAAGTCAATGGTCTGGATCTGTTGGTTCTGCTGTTAGTTACACTTCTGGAAACGTTGTTGTTAATAACGTCGTTTCAACCAATTCTAGTTTAGGTACAATTAACAGCACTGGGTTAACAACAGGAAATATTAATTTTACTGGTACACTTTATCAAAATGGAGTAGCTTATGTTGGAAGTCAATGGACTGGATCTGCTGGGTCAGCTGTTACGTATACAGCTGGTAATGTTGTTGTTAATAACTTGCAATCTACAAATTCTAGTTTAGGTGCGATTAACAGCACTGGATTAACTACTGGAGCTTTATTAGCAACAACAAGTATTAGTTCTGCTAGTGTTAATGCAACAAATAGTACTATTACAAATGCTGTTCATACTACTCTTAGTACCGGATCTTTAAATGTTACAAACGTTGTTTCTACAAATTCAAGCATCGGCACAATTAGTGCAACTGGTTTAACCGCTACAAATGTTGTTGCTACAGCTGTAAGTAGTGGATCTTTAAATGTATCTACAGCAATTACAAGTACAATTACAACTGGATCTTTATTAGCAACTACAAGTGTTAGTTCTGGGTCTTTGTCTGCAACTAATGTAACTGCAACAAATGTTGTTGCTACAGCTATAAGTAGTGGATCTTTAA